CATTGCTGTTTCAATGGACTTATACCCGTTTGTATATGTACCATCCTTATAAATGTGCAACTGATTATTTATTTTTACTACATAGCAGTTGTTTTTTAGATAAGTCGCAAAACGGTCAAACAAAAATGTTTTATCATGAAAGAATACAGGCTTTTGAAACGCTTCATCCCTAAGAATCACTTCCAGTTCTTCATCTGATAATGATTCCTTTAATACAAATCTGTTTAATATTCTGATAGCTTCCCTTGTTTCATCCACACTGAAATCATTAGACTGCAAAGTAAGAATATAATTAAACAATGCCTGATTTCTACCATCACCTGCGTCCATATCAAGAAAATCAACTGCCGCACGTACCGGGAACAACCACTTTGGCACTTCCTGATATGTTCCACCATCCTCAATATCCCATTCAATGAATCGCTCCTCTCCATCAATCTTTAAAATCTCATAAGAAGTGCGTGAACCAAGTTTAATGTCAGCAGTAAGACCTATTGCAAGTGGTACGTGGGTGCGATTTCTTGCAATACTGCTATTTTTGAACAGGAAATGTCTACCCCTACTTGTACAATACACTCTACAATCAAGTTGATATTCTTCTACAACGTTCATCAATATTTCAGATTGTTCAGTATCATCAATATCTATCAATATCGTATCATCAGCCAGTACCCCAGCATATCCCGGTAAATCTTTCACTTCTTCAAATGTTCTGAATGTTGTTCTGTTTTTAAATGCTTCAATAGCCGCTTTCCCTTTACTTTTGATGTAGCCTTTATAAAGCATATCGTCACCACCTAACTGAATACTTCTGAAAGCAGCTTTTCAAAAAATGTACGATCACGTATAGTATCATCAAATTCTTTTTTACTGTTTCGCATTTTTTCTTTTGCTTTTTTCAATTCTTCTCTGCAATTTTTCACATTTTCATTGTAGTGTTTATATTCATCACTACTTTTTTTATATCCTGACCGTAGCTGCACCCATCTATTCAATTCTTGTTCAGTCCGTTTCACTTCTTCCTTACATCTTACATGGATGGTTGCCCATGTTTTCAGAATACCATCAAGACCTTTTAATTTATGTTCAATGTGTGATTGAATCTGTTCAGTTAGTTCAGGGGTTTCACTTCGTTCAATCAGCTTTAGTAATTTTCTGACCTTTGCAATTTTCCTGCAAGAAAGAAATTCTTCCAAATAAATCTGCATTTGACCATGATCATATTTAATAATTAAGTCTGTCATTTTTATCACCTCACTTTATACCGCAACGCCAAACTGACTTAGCCGCCTTTTGGCTGCATCAATATACCATTGTTTATCAAGATTTTTTGGAACTTTTACCCCATCACAAACCGCATCATTGTACACAAAACAATGGTCAGGCGTATCTGCAAATTTTTCAGGTTTTCCACGTTTACCGCCCCCTTTCAATAACCGCCCATCTTTTAAATCATTGGATGCAAAAACCCTGTAACACTTGTATGTATATTTTACAGTTTCAGGATATTCATATAAGGTTTTAATAACTCTTACCCCTGTTTTACGTTCTACTGGGGTACAATGTTCATGTTCCACCCATTTATATTTATCTGACAATTTCACCAATTTTTGAAACATAATCAATTCATTACAATTATTAATAGTCTGATCAACTGGTGTTCCATGTACCATATAATCAACCAATGCTTTATTCAGTATCGGCAAATCATTATCTATTGGTGATAACTCTTTCAGGTACTTACCGATTCTTTCAACACCACCATCAATATCAACCCATAGATAATTATTCACATCTTTTTGATAGATTTCATGTATACAGTCAAGTTCTAAAAGTATCTCACACTTATTAGTGGAACAACGCTGTTCCCACTCCCAACAAATATCATCCATCATGTCGAAGGCTTCCTGTGTGTCCGGCACCTGAACAATCAAACCATCTGTATTAGACTGAATCAGCCGGAATCCCGGTATTACTTCTAAATGCTCTATCAAATCAAGCAGCATCAATTGACCATTGATGCACATACAGTTATTGTTACGTGGATCGTATGCTGCATTACTTTCATCTTTCATACCACCTGAAAGTGCGTTCAACATTTTCTTATATGGCAATTGTGCCTTTTTCCATTTTTTAGCTTCTGCCTTTGTGGTGGCATGGGTTTGCTTATATTTCAGAGCCTTTCTTGTCTTATAAACCTTTGTGTAGTTATCATTGGTTGCTGACCTTGTAACCAAATCCCACGCTATCAGCATAGAAGGATAATAATTGTTTACGTCTACATGATACAAAGCACCTCTAAAATAAGACGGTTTTTCTGTTGCCCCATGTAAACCACCAAAACCAAATGTGTGAGGGATTCCGGCAACCATTAAATCAAGACTTTGTGCTTTATACCATGCCTTTTTTGCAGCTTTATCATAATGCTGTACCCCCAAGGACAACGCTTCCTGTCTTTTCTGTTCAAACCAATCCTGCACGCATTTGTATTTTTTTAATTGAATACAAGGTAAGAAGAAAAATTCAAATTCATCATCCCATGATCTTCTTTCACACCCTAACACCTTTGCAGTTATACGTGCTTCACTATCGCCTATATTTGAAAGATTCACCATATCCGGGAAAGCATTTACAATTCCACGCATTGCTTCAAATTCATCCACTTTTTGCATGAAAACTTTTATAGTTTCTTCCACATCATGCTTACAATAAAATACTGTTTGTTCAATTTCCTTTGGTGTCAGTTTCCGATCTATGTTAAATGGTACTTCCGTTTCTTTGATGTTTGAACCAAGAAACCCTTCCAATGTTTTCAAACCAACCGGGGGATTTGGCATAACATCATAATTTATCATGTGAACTTTATTGAAAGCCCTTGAAAACTGCCACCCCTCTT